ATCCAATTTCAGCATGAACTCACCGAAATTATCAGTATAGTATAGAATACCATAATGCTTCTCTGGTATACGTCTTAACTTACAAAACTTATAAGCAGGATGATCCTTGGGTAACTTAGAAATCGGCGTCAACCCCTCCAAATATTGCGATGTGGGCTTAAACTTTGGTTTAAATGACATACCAAACATTTTCTTTTCATCAGGTTTGATATAATTGGAGTTACCATTTTCTCCGGCTTTCCACCGTTCCACGGAATATTCTTTGACAAGTGATGGAGTAACTTCCTCTAAAAAACGATAGAGCGACAGACCAGCATCACAATTATGGCATTTATAAAAGAAATCATTATTCTTTTTATAAAAATACCCGCGAGCCTTTGTTTTATTTTTCTTAGAATCTCCACAAATGGGACAACGACAATTTGCAAGATCTTCTTTCTTCCATTTAAACTGCGATAGATTAACGGATGCGAGATTTATAAATTTTTTGTCTATGTAATACGACATCAGATTTCCCAGTTTTCAAATGTTCGTTTAGAAAACTTCTCATCGAAATTTCGTCCATCGTACCCAGATCCAGCCCTAGTCTCCTCCGTCTGATTGGCTTGTAATAGCCCATTCTGATCATTCTTTTCAACATCGTAGAGTTTCATCTTTCCTCGATTAATGCCCAAAATAAACTTCTTATTTGACGCAACATCATTATAACGATTCTTTAGTTGCTTCACCATGATCTGATTCAATTCTTCCAACTCCTCGGTGGAAATAAGCGCAATCATAAAGTCTGCGGTTGCTGGTAGACCAAAAGATTCAGAAGTATCCTCAAGACCGACATCACTGTTATTGAAACCGCCCCTATTTACCTGTGTTGCAGAGAAAATAGGAACCGCCCTCTCCACCGCCATTCCCCTCAACTCTTCTGCAATTGCTTTAATGTAGGTATATGAGTTTACATTACTACCATTCTTTAATCTGGCAGAAGCACATATATTCAAATAATCCACAAAGATAATATCGGGCTTAAATTTTTTCTTCATCCAAAGTTCGTCAAGAAGAGCCCGGAAATGATTTACGTTTGCGGTTGCAGTAGGATACTCCTTGACAATCAACTTACCCTTAATTTTCTTTTTCAGACCTTCTACCTTCTTTTCGTATATTGAACGAGGAAGATCCTGAACATCATCAATCGTCATATCAAATAAGTTTGCATCGATTCTTTCTGCAATTCTCTCTTCCGCCATCTCACAAGTGATGTACAAAACATTCTGATTTTGTGTAAGGCAATTTGCTGCATGGTGACACAAAAACAAAGATTTACCCACACCCGTACCAGCCATAACAATATTCAACGTCTTCTGCGGAGTTCCTCCCGCTGTAATGGTATTAAAATATTCCAGATCAAACGGAACCTTCTTTTCTATTCGGTGATAAAAATCATATCGCTCGTCAGCGTCTTCGATATAATCATGACCAATATGAGTATCAAATGAAACAGCAAGGGCATCCGAAAGTATTTCTGGTATAGCGTTCGGAGTCTTTGTATCACATTTATCATCTATGATATGAATGGACTCCATAATCGCATTGTATACTGCTTTATCTTTACAGAAACTTTCAGTTTCATTAACGAGCCAAGATAACTCTGGAATTTCATCCGAGTTCAAATCATCCATCAACGTTCCTAGCTCTTTGAACTGTGTCTCGTTAATGTTCTTCTTTTTACTCAGATCAATAATAATGGCTTCCTTAGTAGGAAGCGCATTATATTTGATAATAAATTCTTGAGTAGAAGCAAACACCATACGCTCTACTGGGTTGTGAAAATATTCAGTTCTTAGAAAGGGTGTAACCCTTCGGGAGTATTCTTCATTGTACAGAAGGTTCTGAAGTATCACTCTTTCCATATTCTTCACTAGTATCTTCTTTCAATAATTCTGCCTCTTCAGGCACATTTCCAACTTGTTCACTCAGAATAGAAACCAATATTGCAGTAAACACATCCCGTAGATCAGGACACATTTCAATATCGTCTGGATTTTCTATGATATCATAGTCGTAGTTGAAATGCAACTCTTCATTTTTTTCTTCCAAAAATACCCGATCATACCTGAGAATCATTCCTTCGTATGGACCATCCATAATTTGAATTGGTGTATTTCCCTCAGTAATCTCGTCTACGTATCGATACTTAGGTGCTTCCATTATCATCTAAATCCTCCATGGTAATTTTACCATACTTAAATTCTTTATTTGCTGCTTCTTCCAAACGAGTCATAACATCCTCCGTAAAATACTTCTCTGAATTCCTGTACAACTGCTTCTCATAGATTTTAGTCCCATCAGGCAATTCAATTCGAGTAGAAACTTTCTTGAATATACCATACTTTATAGCCAAATCTACAAGACCATAATATGGATTCAACCCTTCATCATAACTCAACATAACATCAACCATAGAATTCTCTTTGGTGAAACGACTCTTATATAACTTACAATGAATTATGTTACCAATAACGTCTGTTCCATCCTTCACCTTCTTCTTGGACAGATAAACAATTGTGGAAGCAGCATACTTCAAACCAGAGCCTCCACCCATTTCCTTCATTGGTACATAGGAACCAACAACGTCATATGTGTGGTTCGTCATGACAAGAGGAATTCCTGCTTTGCCCAACTTTAGAGTGAGAACTCGAAACGTTGACTTGACCATCTGAGCACGGGTCATGTCACGAGTTGCCTTACCTTCTGCGGTGTCTGCAATTTCTTTACTGGTGCTCAACATACCAAGAGAATCAAGACAAATCAGCATGGGTTTTCTGTCTGACTTCGGAAGCTCCAGATAATTATCAACGATAGTAATTGCTTGGTGACGAAACTCCTCAATCGTTGCTACAGGAAAAACAGCAACACGCTTCGCATCGACCCCACGCTCATTAAACATATCAGAAGTTACAGCTTGCTCAGTATCAAAATACAGAACCACCCCATCAGGATTGTCAGCAAGAAACTTGTGTACGATGCCCAACGTAAAATAAGTCTTTCCCGTTGCAGATTCCCCCGCAAGCGCGACAATTTTATTATTTGCAATTCCACCCCAAAGAGAGCCAGACAAAAGAGCATTAAAAGCATAAGATCCTGTATTAATGAACCCTCCAACATCAGATCCATCAAGACCATCTTCAACAATGTTTGCGTATTCGTTTCCTGACTGCTTAACAATATCATTTAAAAAATTATCCATATTTCCCCTACTACTGGTTTAGTATTTTAACTAGTTTACTAACTCTTTTTTCTTTTGATTCGATTTCGTTTATGGTATCTATTGACGTATTGTCATCAACATAACCAGACATTATTTGTTTCTTATAAAGGTCTTGTTTTTCCCTAACTATTTCTCTCAGAAAAACAATATCTTTGTATTCAATCTCGATTCTCATACAAACAATCCTTCCAATGTGGCTTCCTCCTTAGATTTCCAACCAATCACACCAAGAATAGTTTCGAGGGGGTCAAGGAAACTCTTTACAAACTGCTTTTCATAATCAACAAATCTATGTAGATCGAGTTCTTTTGGTATACGAGTGGGGAACGACACTACCTTGTCTCCCTTCACCCCAGATATGGGGTTAGGTTCCTTAAGGTAAATAAATTTAATCTTATCACCATTCTGAATCAACTCATATTTATTTTGCAAATTATTCAATTTGATATAATGATTGTATATCAATGATCCCTTTACTGCAATGGGAGTTTTAGTAGAATATATGTCCGAAGACGATGCGTATTTAGCCAAATCTGAAACACTCCGGGGGAATGCAACTATCTCTGGTTCCTGAGAGAAAAAGTCCTGACGAAATTCAGTCGTAAATTCCTGAATAGTTTTTTCGTCCGTAGTAAGAATTAATTTAATAGCTTCCTTTAGTTTTTCTCGAACAATTGCTGGAGTAGAACTACGGGTAGTCTCAATTCCCATGATCTTTAACTTGGGAGCATCATACCGAACACCCTCCGAGTCCCACACATTCATTGCATAGCGTTTCTTTGCAGTCCATACTGCACGTTCTGCAATAACTTCTCGTCCCATCTGCATCTTATTCTCATATGCATTCATCAGTTCTGCAAGTTCTTGATATTGTTTCTTGATGTAGGGAAGAAATATTTCTTCAGATGCCCTGTCAAGAAAATCGACTATTTCCGCCTTAGACTTGTCTCCACACACTTTGTCAACCAATTTACCAAGACGAAGATATACAGAATCTGTATCAGATGCAACAACATAGTCATAATCTCCTGTTCCGAGTGTTTCATTTAAAAATGAATTCAATTTATCAGCAATCCAACGGATGCTCAATTGACCAGAAGTAGTGATAGCTTCCGCCATCTCCGTTGCATAGTATCTGAAGTATTGATTACCAATCGCACCATAAGCAGAGTTCCCTTCT